AAGTTTGAGATGATGGATCAGTCAGTGCTGCCCCTCTATGTGGGGAAATAAATGCAATTGCATCTTTTCTCAATTCTGCAACAGCGATGAGTTTTTGAGCCAGTGCTTGTGCAGATGATTGTGAATATGCTGCAGACCCCATAATCAAGAAATCTACTTTATAATTTTCTGGAGTTTCGAATAATGAATATCCGTCAGATAGTTCGGCAATAGATGCTGTAAGAGATCCTTCTGTGGTAATATTTGCTATTCCACTATAATCAAGACCTCCTGATAAAGCATTTGTCGAAGATCCTGATGCTCCAAAAATAATACCATTTGCTTCTTGATCCCAACCAAAATCTGCTTGTAAAGTAAATCCAGAACTGTATCCAGTAGTTACGATACCTACAGGAGAATTAAGTCCAAAAATATAATCGGAATTATTTTCTAGATACTTTCTCCAATAAGAAGAAGATCCAACAGAGAATTGTGCATCGGATGCTTTAGAAAGACTTAAGTGTTTTTCTAAAATTGTTCCCGAATTCCCAGAAATAGTTCCAAGAGAGTCTATTACGACTAAATGAACTTCATCAAATCTTGAATTTCTTGCTTCGGCATATGCAGAAGTTCCTGGTCTTGGTGCAACATTATTCCAATTAACTGATGATGTCGGAGTTAATTGTATTGTTTGTGTATCAAACCAATCTACATCAGATGTTACAGTTGTTGCAGCAGTATTTCCTAATAATAAACTATTAACTCTTACAAATTCCGATCCAATCTTCAAATATCCATTAGTATTAATTACTGTAGATATTCCGGAGTTATTTGTGCTAATTCCAATAATAGTATCCGAAGAAGTAAGCGTAGAAGTTACAGTTCCTACTCCACTAAATTTTTGAAGGTAAAGTGCAGTTGTATTATCACTATGTACTACTGGAGTAGTTCCTTCCGAACCTCTTGTAACACCAGTAAATCCACCAACTGCAAGGCTAGCCCCACTTAAAGAAATGATTTCATTATCAATTGCTAAAAATCTATCTGAACCTGCAGTTATTCCTGCAGTAGCAATACCAATTGTTGTATCTGCGGCACTTAATTGTAATCCACCAAGAGTATCTAAAGCTAATGTTGATACTAGATAAAATGAGGTAATTGCTGCACCCGCATTAATTGTTACTGCAGAAATTCCTAATGATCCTCTGGTTCCAGAAATTGAAGTAGATCCTGCTCCGCTTCCAACAAATGAAATTGCTGCAGATGTAAATTTGTAAATGCCTCTTGGTTGATAGTCAATAGCAGTTTCTGTACCTCCAGTACTTACATTAGATAAAACTTTTACATCAACTTTATTAGTTATAGTGTTTATCCCAGTAATAATACCCTTAAAGGATCCGGTAAGTAATGAAGTTGTTCCTATACCAACTAAAACTGTATTTGCTGGAACTGCTTGACTTACACCCAAACCAACTGATAACCCAGTAGTTGAACTGACAGTTAAAATTTGGTCTGCTTTTGCATCGATAATAGCAACACTAATTCCATTAGACCAAGAACCTGGATTTTTTGCGGCAACCGTTACATTATTAAGAGTATTATTATCATACCCCAAAGAAATATAATGATCTAAACTATCAATTTTAACACTACCCGTTCCTACGAATCCATTTCTTAAATCATTATCGTTTGCTCTTACAACTCGAAGTGCTCCACCATATGCCAAATACGATGATGCACTCAACCAGTGCTCATAGTGCTTATCTGTAGTATATGATTCTCCAAAATTATTTAATAATTCGTTTTCATTTTGAATTAAAATTGGTAAATCTACCGGTCCCTTCGCAAAAGGTGCCACAACTGCTCCAATTTTATCTGAAGCTGGTTGAGTTCTGCCCAGAGTAAGATCAACTTCCCTTACTACAATTCCAGGAGATGCTAAATTTAGCGGCATCTTGATTCTCCGACTATCCAGAATATTATAAAAGTATTTATAAAAATCTTCTCTTTTGAATTCTCATTGTTAATTTGACATGTAGTTCCATTCACTTGATACATCACCATATTCATCAACATTCCAAACTTCGATTGGTTTGTCATTTTCTCTAGATGATGCAATCAACCATCTGTCTCCCGATTTTTCTTCAATAAAATCTTCAAAATCATCTAAACCATCTGATATAAATCCAAAAGGAGACATATCTTGTTCGATTTGATTTTTGTGCTCTTCATATAGTCTTTTTCGAATATCATTATCAGTCATTTCTTTAAAATATTCTTGAGCAACTAACCAAGAAAAAATGACTAAACACATTACCAAATCATCATTACACCCTTCTTCTGCCTCAAAGGAATTATGCTTCTGTGCAAATGTTGTTAATTCACTGATAATATCATAATCAGTAATGAATAATTTATCATCTTCAATCAATAATTTTAAATTAGAACACCCTAACTTTTTAACAGATGAAGTTGTTCGAACTCCAAGTTGAGATTTTTTACCACTAAATCCAGATCCTACAACTTGCCCAGCACGACCTTTCATAGCACACATTAATATATTGTCATACTCTAAATCAAAGTGAAGAATATTGGCAACTTGATCACCAATATCATTTACTTCAATTAATAACCAAGAATTATTATATGCCTTTGCAACTTCATTAATAATTGCCGGAAATAACATCGGTTTAATTTCATTATTTTTATATTTTGCAACGACTTTGTAAGGAATGTCTGTGATGTCAAAAACAACAAATGCTGAATAGTCATTTCCAATTCCACGAGCAACATCAACCGTAATTAGATAATTTTGTTCTTCTTTTGGATTTTCATAAACATCAAGTCCTTTACTTCTTTTTAATGCATCATCATATACTAATATTTTAAGTTTGCTTGGATTAATTAAAGTTCCTACAGAACCTAAAAATTCACAAAGATGCTCTGCTCTGAATTGTTCTTCACTAGTATTTGAAATTGTTGTTGCCTTCCACTGCTCATCTCTTCCTGGAACTTCTGACCAATGAACTTCTGTGGCAACAAATTCACTCTTATGTCTCTCTGCATCGTGCCACATACGATAAAAGTGATTCATACCCTTTGGTGTGGATACGATAATTACTTTTGATTTTTTACCAGAAGAAATTGTAGGATAAACTGATGCAAAGAAATCATCTGCAATATGATTTGGAACGAATGCAAATTCGTCTAAGAAAATAATATTAAAAGACATACCTCTAACCGCAGAGGCAGAGGTGGATGCTGCAATAATTTTTGATCCGTTTTCTAGTTCTAAAGATCCCCTATTCCAAACTATAACCCCTTGCTGTAACCATTTTGGAAGATTTTCGTATGATAATTGCAATCTTCCTAATATTTCTCTTGATGTTGTTGCCTTATTTGCAAGAATCCCAACATTAACATTATCATTAAATAAAATATAGTGTAATAAGTATGATACTACCGTTGTTGTCTTCCCAACTTGCCTCGGCATTTTACAGATATTAAATCTGTNNTTATGAAAATTATCAACTAATTTTTNCTGAAAAGGCCACATATTAAATCCAATAAGACCTTCATCCACATTGACGATTTTAATNTATTTCTTTGCAAAATAAACAGGATCATCTTTACAATTTAAGAACTCAATAATTTGTTCTTCTGTAAATTGAATTGATGTATTTGCTCTTTTTAAATTTGGATTAGATAGATATGCATCACCTTCTTTTAAAATAATATCTTCAATTTCCATACTAACAATTCCACTTTTTCAATGAAAGTGCTTTTCTGGTTGGGCGTCCCTTTTCGTCTTTCATTGGACCAGGCATTCCACCCATACGAGCACAGAATGATTTTCTACGCTTTGCATCCTTTGAACCTGGTTTTAATTTTGACGGTTTAGTAGTAACTGCTGTTTGTAATTTTGATCCTGGATTTTGTGCCCTATAAGATGCCACTCCTGCTGCATTCAATCCACCTTTAGGATTTTTTCCTTCCTTTCTTTGCCAAGCAGCAGATGCTTCGATCATAAATTTAGAAAATGGTTTTGGGGTATATGAGTTTGTAACTGGAACACAGTTTGGAACCATTTTTTTACCCTTTTTCTTCATACCTTTTGCTGTATATCCGTCCCAACATGCCTCATCCACATTCGTTTCATCACTATCAAGGTAATCTGAGGCAGTATCGATATAATCTGTTGCCTTTGTTATTTTTGATTGAACCCAGGCAGGGAGTTGTTGATTTCCTTTTTTTATATTTTTTCTCAATAAAGAAACTGCCTTCATAATGGTGTCAAATTCACTTCTTGCCATATATCCTTCATCGTCCTTTTCCTTACCACTTTGAATCTCTTTGTGATCCTCTTTTATCTGTTTGTATTCTTTGGACTCATTAGCAGGATGAACTTGAGCAATACTAAACTTCATTTGATTTGAGGAAAGACTAGAAGGTGTTGAAAACATATCCCAATATTTTGGTCCATATTTACATTCATCTCGGGTTTCATCTTTTTCACATTTAGCACAGTACCGAACCATTGCAATTGTTTTTGAAAGATAATCTTTCGAAGTTAAATCAATCGACTCTGATTTATTTCCCCAATTAGCAGCACCAACCTTACGGCATTTTACAAGTGCCCCAGATGCATAGGCTGAAGGCCAAACATCATATCTTGACTTTACTTTTGTGTA